CATTCAAGATGCAAAAGTCGGTGACAAGATTCAAATAAGTTTCGACATTAAATTTTCTTCTGACTGGGTGGCTACTGGGACAGGAACTAAAAGATCGTATATTCAAGGAAATAAAAATCATAATGGGTCACCTTGGGCATCCATGAATTTTGCCACCTCCGAATGGGGAGGACAAAAGCAGTCGGAAATTGAAGCGATCATGGCGTCTGAATCCAAAGAAGGTTATATTAATACTTGGTTTCTGATAACTCAAGATATGATTGATGGAACATACTCTGGCCAGCTCATGTCTAATATACGATTTGATTATTACAGTGGAACGGTGTCTGTTCGAAGGGTTATGGTGGAAAAAGGTGACAAAGCTACTACTTGGGCACCTGCTCCCGAAGATGTGCAGACGGATATCAGTAATACCAATAGTATCATAGCAGGTGTTCGAGAAGATTTAACAATTACCCAAGGAGACTTGTCTAAAGTAGACAGTGCTGTTGACGAAATAGATGATAAAGTAGCCAAAGTTTCTAAGACCGCTTCCGAAACTGCGGGAGAGGTAGTAAAAATTAATCAAAAATATGATGAATTATCCAACATAGTTGATGACTATAATAATCTTAGAAATTATTACTTAGATTTCAACACAAATCCCGACGACGAAAATGCTGGATTAACCATAGGAGCAAGGAATACAGACGGTAGCGACAACGCATTTAAGACACAGATTACTAATAATGAATTGGCTTTTTTGCAGGGTGGTAATAAAGTTGCTTGGATTAATTCGAACCAATTAAACATTAGCCAAGGCGTAATAGAATCTGAATTAAGAGTTGGTAATTTCGTTATATTCGATGAAGATGGGGCATTGAATATTAAATATGCTCCCCTTTCGTGACATAAAAGGAGGTAATTAATTGGCAACAAGTGGAACAATAACCAAAGATTTTCGAGGCGTTACAATATCTGTCCCATGGAGTTATTCTATTGCAGATTTTACAGCCGGCACTGGTGTGGTAAAAATTGGTACAATAACTTTTAAAAATACAACTTCTGCATCTGTTTCTATAGTAGATATTGTAGGAATGGTAGATCATTCCTCTGTTGAGTATGATGATACGTGGGTTGGGTCAACACAATTATGTGAAGGTCCGACAGTTAAAGGTGGTGCAACTGTTACAAAAGCTCCTAGTATTAGTACCTTAACAGTTGAGGATTTTACGGTTTCAAATAATTATCTTCATATAGGTTCATTCCATGCGGGTTCGGTTGTTACTTTAGGAGATGTGCAATTAGATGCATTGGCTCCTATATCTACTCCAACAGTACCTGCTTCAGCTACTATTGGAACCGCATTTACAGTTACAACAAATCGCAAACACTCTTCTTACACACATACATTGCGATTTAAAGTAGGGTCAACTACGGTTCATACTGTAAATAATGTAGGAGAATCTGCTTCAGTTACAATACCTGCATCAGCGGCTAATTCTATTACTACTTCAACTAGTGCGACTTGTACTTTAGAGTGTGTGACAAATTATACAGTTGATGGTACGTCCCAAACTGGGACTACAACAAAAACATTTACATTGAATGTGCCCGCGAGTTATAAGCCTAGTATTTCTAATGTAAAGGTAACCGACTCATCTGGAGCATTAACAAAATTTGGAGTACTATTAGCCAACAAAAGTAATGTAACATTTTCAGGAACAGAAACCCCTTCTTATGGTTCGGCAATTGCTAGTAGAAGCGTAACCATCGGAGATAAGACTTTTAATACAAATAGCGTCGGAGTTTTCAATTTATCAACCCTTCCGTTTTCTGGCAACGCAACTATGACAATAACTGATAGGCGAGGAAGAACGGGATCTGGTACAGTTGCTATTAATGTGCTTGCGTATACTCCGCCTACAATGTCTAATCCTCAGATATTCCGCTCAACTAGTACTGGAGCGTTGGACTCGGAAGGGCAAAGAATATCAATTCTTACACCGTACACTAAAACTTCTATTAACAACAAAAACTTTGTAAAGCGTGAAATCTATGTGGATGATACATTGGTGGCAACCGATGGTAATACAACTAATAAAGATGCCACCCAGAAGGTAGTAACTTTAAATGGTACTTATTCCAATCAATCTATCTTTAATGTTAAAGTTGTTCTTACTGACACGGTTGGTTCTAGCACAACATTTTCAAGTACAATATCGACTGCTATTAGACCTTTGTCTATTAGAAAAGACGGTACTGGTCTATCTATAGGTAAGATTTGTCAGCAAGCAGGATTCAATGTCGGTTGGGACTCTGAATTTGATGGCAATGTTCAAGTAGATGGTAATGCTATTATCAAAGGAAGTACCTATGGAGTAGAAATGTTTGGGACCGAAAATACAAATGGGTATATTCGAGTTGGTAGAATAACAATTAGCGGTAGTAATATCGATATGCCACTAGTATTTACATTTATTCGAAGACTCGATTACTGTTCAACGACAGCAATAATAAGATTTAATGCTAGTTCTGGAACCGACCCTACTTTGTCGTATATTAGAACATTTGGACATACACAAGAAGTTTATATTGTCAAAGCAGATACTAGCAAATGGGATGTGTACATTACAAAATCCGGACCAAATGGTCATATTAGTATATTGTCAATCAATAGTGTACCTTATTTCGCCAAAAGAGCATCTTTTGAGCTCGATGGTTCTACGCAGGTATCATCGCTTCCGAGCGGATATACTAAAGCTACTTTAGCGGGCAGTATAAGTTATGCACTTAATGCGGGGTCTGCGACCAATGCGACAACGGCTACGAATTCGAATAAATTGGGAACTTATCCTATAACTTCACCAGGAAGTCGTTTTACTAATATTCCGATAACAGATGTTAACGGAATGACAAAAATTGGAAAAGCAATTTATTTTTATTATAATAATACAGATACTGATACTCCTAAACATATTTTAGCAGTCGAAAGTTCTGGAAAATTAAGTGGGAACGGAGTAATTAATTCAAATAATAACTTGCAAATAAAAGGTGAAAATATTGCTTACGTTGCTGGAGATCAGATTTCGGGAGATTGGTCTGGCGGTGGATACATAACAACATCTGGTAGTCGGCTAAGATTTTGTATACCCATTACAAAACCAATAATTGGAACGCTGAATGTGGTTCAGCTAAGTATTACAGTTCGGCAAAATAACAAGTATATTTTCGGAGACGCGGATGAGGGCTTTTTCTGTTGGTATAACGGAGCAAGAGAAGATTTTTATGCAGATAGTACAAGTACTGTTACAAAAACAATCAATGGTATTGACTGTAATATAGTTATGAAGAATAAAGGAAATACACCAATTAATAATGACGCCTGTGGTGTACTTGCAGAATATACTTTTACAGTAAGTTAGTATTTTTAAAGGAGGTAAAAACTATGAACATTAATTGGAAAGTACGTTTCAAAAACAAAGCATTTTGGCTTGGGTTTATCCCTTCTGTAATAATTTTAATCAAAGCTATTGGTATTTTATTCGGAGTTAATCTTTCTTTAGATGGAGTCGAGGAAAATTTGATTCAAGTAGTTGAAGCTTTATTTGCTGTATTAGTAACTCTTGGAATTGTAGTAGACCCAACTACTGCGGGATTCTCTGATGGCTTCTATGGATTACAATATACAGCGCCAGGCGTAATTGAAAAAAATGAAGAGGATGATATTGAAGAAGGAGTTGAGGAATAATGGTTATTTTTGATTTATCACACTACCATCCTGTTAAAGATTGGAGTAAAATTAAATCCGTTTCCCCCTTCATTATAACAAAAGCAACTCAAGGAACCACATTCATAGACAGTTATATGGATACTGTAATTAAAAAATGTGAAGCTTTAAAAATACCATATTGGCTTTATGCTTTTATGAACGCTGGTAATGAGCTGGCGCAAGCTAAGTTTCTCGTAAAGACTTGTAAACCCAAAGTAGGAAAGTATTTTGTTGGATATGTTTTAGATTTTGAAAGAGACAACAACGTTGATAACTCTATTAAAGCATTACAATATATTCAAAAACAATCTACAAAAACAATGATTTATACGGCTCACCACAAGTACGATAGATTTAAAAGATTAATCAATGCT